GCATTATCATACTAAGTATGAAGGTGATCTATCTAAAGATAATCTTTTTATAGTACACAAAAATTTATATCCTGCCATGCCAGACTCTACTAGAGAGTTAGTAGAAGATGCAATAAAAGATATACCAGAAGACATAGAGGGTGATCCTCAATTTGTAATGGATACACTTACAGAGTTCTGGCGTAGAGAGATGGCAAGGAAAGTAGGCGAAACAGCTATTGATATATGGAATGGCGACTCAGCTAACTTTGGTGATCTACGAATGATGATTGACCAAATAATAAATCAAGATTCGGCTACTGGTATTCTGTCTATGCAAAGGGAAGAGACAGATGTTGAAGAATTGTTTCAGGACTTTGAAGCAGACCCAGACTTCCCTTTTCCAATAATAACATTATCTGATGAAGTAGCAGGTACATATCGAGGCAATCTTGGTATTATCTTTGCTAGACCTGAAAGTGGTAAGTCTTCTTTCTGTGCTTTCCTAGCTGCAGAAGCAATACGTAAAGGCAACACTGTCGGTTACATAATGAATGAAGAGACAGCTAAAAGGATGAAGTCAAGAGTTCTTACTGCCTACTTTAATGTGCATAAAGAAACTTACATGCAAGAGATAGAAACTATAAAAGAAGTTTACAAAAATGAAATAGAAGATAGACTTTTTATTATGGATTCTGTGGGCTCAGATATATCAGAGATAGACCAGTTTGCAAAACTAAATAAAATTGATGTGCTGTTTGTAGACCAATTAGACAAGGTAAAGGTAGGTGGTGAGTTTAGTAGAGGTGATGAAAGATTGAAAGAGCTTTACGTAAATGCAAGAGAGATAGCAAAAAGAAACAACTGCATGGTGTGGGCTGTGTCTCAGGCAAGTTATGATGCACACAATCGTCAGTTCTTAGACTTCGCTATGCTTGATGGTTCTAAAACTGGTAAGGCAGGTGAAGCTGATATAATTATAGGTATAGGAAAAAATCCTGGTGAGGATGATGATACTAGGTTCTTATGCGTTTCAAAAAATAAAATTTCAGGGTGGCATGGTCATGTCGTATGTGAGATAGACAAACTTACTGGGAGGTACTACGAATGATTTTAACATTAGATGTAGAAACTACCTTTATAAAAACAGACAAAGGTTCTGATCCGTCACCTTACACTAGAGGTAATCAGCTAGTATCTGTAGGCTTTAAGGAAGATGATAACCCTGTACAGTATGTGTGGTTCTATCACTCAAAGAAAGACCCTACACCAGATAACATGAAGATAGTACAAGACGCACTAGACAGGGCAGACGTACTTTTAGGTCACAATATAAAATTTGATTTGCAGTGGCTGTTTGCATCTGGCTTTACATATGATGGTGCTGTATATGATACTATGGTGTTTGATTATGTATGGGCTAGGGGTGTTAAAGTACCTCTTAGCTTAGATGAATGTTGTCGTAGGCATAAAACGTCAACTAAGAAAAAGAAAGAAATTTTAGAAAACTACTTGAAAGAAGGTATAGGATTTGATATAATACCTGCAGACATAGTAGAAGAATACGGAATCGCTGATGTGCAGTCTACTTATGAAGTAGCTGTAAGTCAGTCTAAACAAGAAGGAAAGAGCATTGAGCAGATTGCAGCCTACACTGTACCTGTCTTTTGAGGTAACAAAAGTTTTAGCAGGAATGGAAAGAGACGGTATCAAGATAGACCGTCAAGCTCTAAACCTTGTTAAAGATGAGTACACAAAAGAATTAGAAGAACTTGGTATATTCTTAAACAAAGAAGTGTCTAGAGTTATGGGTGATACACCTATAAATTTATCTAGCCCTGATGATAGGTCTAAGTTATTATTTTCCAGAGCAGTAAATAATAAAAAGACTTGGACAAATGTTTTTAACTTAGGCTACGAAGTTAGAGGTAATACAAAAAAACCAAAACGTAGAGCCTACATGACTGACGCACAATTTAAAAGAGCAGTTGTAAATAACACTACAGTACAGTACAGAACAGAGGCTACCAGATGTAACCCTTGTAAAGGTTATGGCAAGGTAGCTAAAAAAAGAAAAGATGGTTCTTGGGGTAATGCTAGATTTATTTGTAAACCTTGTTCAGGCACTGGTATACAATATATGCCTACAGGAAAGGTAGCAGGATTTAAGTTAGTGCCTTTAGATACAAAAGGATGTAGTAGTGCAGGTTTTAAAACTGATGCAGATGCGTTGTCTTTGTATTACGAAAGAGGTAACGAAGAGGCAGTTGCATTTATAAAAGCCTACCTTCGATACAATGCAATTAAGACTTACCTAAAAACTTTTATAGAAGGTATAGAAAAAAATTTAGATTATTCTGATAGGATACATCCTCAGTTTATGCAGTGTGTTACGAGTACAGGCAGGCTGTCATCTAGAAACCCTAACTTCCAGAACATGCCTAGAGGTAAAACATTTCCAGTACGTAGGGCAGTTGTGTCTAGGTTTGAAGGGGGTAAGATTCTTGAAGGGGATTACGCACAGCTAGAGTATAGAGTAGCAGGGTTCTTAAGTAAAGATGAGCATGTATACGAAAATGTCAAGGGTGGTGTTGATGTGCACAACTTGACTGCTACGATTATAACTGGTAAAGATAAAGAAGATATTACGTCAGAAGAAAGACAAAATGCAAAGGCACATACTTTTGCACCGTTATATGGTGCTACTGGTATAGGATTGCCTGAACATGTACACAGATATTATTATCAATTTACAGAAGTATATCCTGGAATTGGTGAATGGCACGATAGGTTAGCTCAAGAGGCTTTGAAGTATAAAGTTGTGAGTCTACCTTCTGGTAGGGAATACAGATTTCCCTATGTAAAGAGAACAGCTAGAGGCATTACACATGGCACTAGCGTAAAGAATTATCCTGTACAGGGGTTTGCGACAGCAGATTTACTTCCGTCTGCTCTAGTGCTTACCTTCGAGGAGTTTAAGAAAAAGAAACTTAAGTCCTTGCTTTGTAATACAGTACATGATAGTATAGTGGTGGATGTACATCCTGATGAAGAGGATCAAGTAATTGAGACTGTCAAAGAATGTATGCTCTCCATCCCTCAGCAAGCCAAGAGAAGATGGGGCATTGAGTATGATATGCCTGTAGGCATTGAGATTAAAATTGGAAGCAACTGGCTAGACACTAAAGAAATTTTTTCTAATTAACACTTGCAATTAATTTAGTTCTAGTATACAATAATAAGATTGTGCAACTCATAAGGAGTAATATATGACACAACTAGCGACTACCGAGAGTTCAGACCTCGTAATTCCAGATAATCTGGATAAATTGTCTGTAGACGAACTAGCAAATATGCTTGGTCAAAGGGATGGGATGGAGTCTCAATCCTCTGGCGATTCTTTTGCTAGACTATCAATTAACCATTCACCAGAAGATGATGCAGGTAATACGTTACCTAGAGGTCACTTTGCATTATACAACCCAAACACTAAAGAAAAAGTTTTTGGTAAAGATGTGACTTTAAGAGTCTTCGTGAGAAGGTTTATGTACAGCCTATGGGACAATGAGCAGGGTGCATACTCTGTTCGTAGTACTCAGCAAGCTAAACTTAACGATGTCTTCCCAGATAATGAAGGCGGATATAAGTGTGGCAAACTAACTCGTAAAGAGATAGAAGAGTTAGGTGCTGATTCTCCAGAAGCTGCTGCATCTGCTATGGTTAAATGTAATCAAGTACTATACGGATTAGTATCTATTGCTGATGGTAAAACTGCAACAGGTGAAGATGCCCCTGTAACAGATGTGCCAGTAGTATTCTATGCTAAGGGGGCAAGCTTTACTCCTATATCTCAATTTTTTAAAGATGTAGATAGTAAAAACCTACTTACTTGGAATGTTGTAGCAAAGATGAAATCTGTACGTCATAAGAATGGTGCGACTATCTACTATTCTAGTGACATGTCTATATCTGATACAGTGGATTTCTCGAAAGAAGACAAAGAACTTTTAAAGGGTTTTGCTGATTCGATTAATTCCTATAATCTCCGTGTATCAGGTGAGCACACTGAAGCTCAAGGTGGCTTAGGTGTGGAAGATGCTATCGACCTTGCTGCTGTCGAGGCATAAATGAACTCGATTCAAATACTCATACAAGATTATTTGAAGAGAGGGATCAAGGGGGAGGCAGAAATGCCTTCCTCTCTGGTTCAAGAGTTTAAAGATTCTTGTGGTCAAGCACTAGAGAAACAATTTTCTAGAGAGCCAAGAGAACATAAACTACGTTTGTCTGCATTAGGCAAACCTCTATGTCAACAACAATCAGAAAAGCTAGGCATTGAACAAGAGTTTAGTTACAATGCAATTATGCGTTTCTTGCTAGGAGACTTAGTAGAAGCTGCTTTGGTAGCAGTTATGAAAGCATCTGGAATAGATGTGCAAGACGAACAAAAGAAAACAAAAATTAATTTAGATGATACAGATATTAATGGAACTTTAGATATTATAATAGATGATAAGGTATATGATATTAAATCTGCTAGTCCATATGCGTTCCAAAATAAATTTGGAAAATTCGGTGGCTACTCTAAGGTAAAAGAAGATGATCCTTTTGGGTACGTAGTCCAAGGTTATGCCTACGCTGAAGGTGTAGACAAGCCATTTGGAGGGTGGATCGTTGTAGATAAATCGTCAGGTGAGGTCACGGTTTGTGAAGCTCCAGACATTCAAGAGCAAGAAAAGAAAGATGCCTTAGAGTCAGCCACTGTTAATGTACGTAAGTTAAAGAAAACAAAACGAATAGAGAAACAGTTTAAGCCTACAGATGAAATAGATAAAGGTGAACCTAACGGTAATAAACTTTTACCTAAAGAATGTGGTTTCTGTGGATTTAGGCACAACTGTTGGTCTAAGGCTAAATACATACCTAAGCAAACATCTAGGGCAAAGAATCCTCCGTATGCATGGTACACCAAGGTAGTTACAGATGCCCATTCTTAAAACTTACAATCTTTCTGTAGCAGACTTTACAGAAAATAAAAACATACATTATTTATATCCTGATAACTGGAGTCACCAGAAAGGGTCAGACATAATAAAGATACTTAGAGATAGTGATTTTGGTATACCATTGTATGTAGGTTTATCTCCTGTAAAACCTTTTGATGAGTCAAGAGGTATGAATGAATTAGATCAAAGCCTAGAGAAGGTACGTAACATTCTTTTACAGAAAGGTATAGTTATAGTTTTGATAAATGAGTTCTACGAAGCTATAGATTACGATAACGGTGAGCCTTACGAAAAAGAAATAATAGATAATGTTTTAGAATTATTAGATATAGGATGTCCTAAAGATGTTGAAATTACCTTATAGATCAAAGTTTGAAATAAAAATTGCTGCAGACTTAGGTAAGAAAAAAATTAAATTTAAGTATGAGCCTGAAACCTTTAATTATGTACCTAAGATAAGATCATACACCCCTGACTTTTATGTAGAAGAAAAAGGCTTTTACATTGAGGCTAAAGGTAGGCTTACAACTAATGATAGGGTAAAGCACCTTATGATTAAAGAACAGTGGGAAGATTTAGATATAAGATTTATATTTGTACAATCAAACAATAAAATATTAAAAGGTTCAAAAACTACATATGCAGATTGGTGTGATAGGCATGGTTTTCTTTGGGCACAAGGAACTATACCTATGGAGTGGATGGATGACTGATGATGTAATTATTACTTTTCAAGATGATGATAGAGTAAAAAAATTTGTAGATGCACTTGAATTAAAAGAAGGTAATCTATATATTGTATTAAAACCAGAAGAAAATGGTTTTGAAATATTAGGTGCAGATAAACTTCCTGGTGATGTAGAAGAAGGTGCTGCAACTAAAATGTATATATTGTTTGCAGGTCTTATGCACATTGCTACAGAACAACAGGATTTAGTTATGGAAGCAGGTAACTATGCTATACATAAAGAGCTAGACAGAAAGAAAAAAAGAGAACATGAGAGTAAAGGAGATAATATAATTGCGTTTCCAGGGCAAAAGGATGTTTAAGTATAACGAAAAGAATTTAATCAAACAAATTCTAGTGTACATAATAAACACCTACACACAACATTATTCTAAAAATAATCTACAGGCTACTGAGGTAATTATAGACTCAGGGTACGGTAAAGGTTTTTGTATTGGTAATGTGCTAAAGTATGCACAACGATACGGAAAGAAAGGAAGTCATGAAGATCAAAGAAAAGACTTGCTTAAATTAATACACTATGCAATCATAGCGTTGTTTATTCACGATGAAGAAGGAGTTAGTGATGAGTAAAGAAGAAGTAAAGAAAGAAAGAGCACGTAAGGAGGATGGTACATTTCAGTCTGATGACCCAAGTACGCCAGACCAAAATGAGGCATTTAAACCTGTAAGGTTCTATCTTATGCAAGACCAACTAGCTAATACTATTTTACAGAAGCTAGCAACTCTACCCTATGGTGAAGTAAGTGAAATGCTTAATAGTCTTAGAGCTATGCAACATGTCTTAGTTGACCCAACCACAAGAAAAGTATTGGATCAGTCCGTTGCAGAACCAAAAGAAGAATAGAGCTATACTTGCACAGTTAACTGTAGAGTTAAGTCAAGATGGGAAAGTGTATCTAGAGAATCAAACTCTTGATCCTAAGCTTTTTAGACAAGCAATGGATGATTGGAATGATACTTATGAAGGTACACTAACCCTAACTAACCTTTTACACGAATTAAAACGTGAAATAGAGCTTTTACAAGACAAAATACCCCTATTTCTTAAATAAAGCCCATAGAAGCTCATACAACAAAAGTTGTTGTTTTTGGATGTCTACTATTCAGAAGGTGTTAAAAGGGTCTTAGAAACGATTCTGAGGAACTTTTTTTTACAGAACCTGTGATAAACAGATGATAACTACTACGAAAGCTGCAACATTTACAATATTTTCCATAATATACTCCTAGGCATGGAAAGGTTAATTATACCTATAGTATACACACAAAACACAGATTTGTCCAATCAATAGTTGTGATGAAAACTATTTATAATGTAAATACTAGTTAGCTAAAGGGTTGTCATTGTTACCAATATTGTCAACTCTACCTTCAACTCTATCTAATCTTTTCTCAAGGTTTTCTACTTTAGTTTCTAAAGGTGCAATGTTAACAGTCTTAAACTTTCTTTTCTCTATATTGTCAAGACGTAAATTAAATTGTCCCCAGGTGTAGAAGCCCCCTCCGATTGCGGTGATCACCCCTATTATGGTGATGTACTGCTGTAGCTTTGGTAATATGTTTTTCATATCATTCTCCTATTTTTTGCCTACGTAAAGACCGAACCAAGCTGCTCCTGCACCCACTATCACAGATACAAAAGCTGATTGTGCATTGGTAGGGTCTGGTAAAGTCATAAACCACATGGATGTTTTGTAGAACATTAATCCATATAAACTAATTAGAAGCCTAGGAAATATTCTCCATTTGTCAAAGCCTTCTGGATTGTTATACCAAGACCTTCTTTCAACTTCTACTACTTTTACTTCTTCTGCCATACTATCTCCTATCTATAAAAAATTCTGTAGACTGTTGCCCTGTCATGTTTTGTAGGGTGTTCATACTATCAGATATCATAAAACTATACCCTGCATTATCTTCTAGCGTTACACTTGCGTATATCACAGTTGGTGTATACCAGTTTGTTTGATCTGTTATGTTAGCAGAAGTATAGTCAGAGAAGTTGGGTACGTAGTTCATGTAGGCAATTAGATTAGATTGTCCTTGAGAATCATATTGTCCAGACTCCTCTTGTTGTGCTTGTGATTGTTCTTGTTGTGCTCTTATGTTGTTGGCTACTATTTCCTCTGCTATCTGTTCTGCCTCAGATGATGTAACCATAGTGCTTGTAACACTTTGTATTTGGTTTTCCATACTGGTAACTTGTACCTCAGCCATTGCCATAGATGGTGTATTGTCCATAGTAGGCACTGGCAGTATCTCTATGGATTGTAAAACATTGTTTGTTTGTACTTGTGCAGATGCTATCTGGTCTGAGATACTAGGTGAACTAGATGTAGATGTGCCACCTGAACCTCCTGATACTGCAGAAGCTGTAGTGCTACTTGTACTAGAGGAGTTACTGTTTCCATAACTGTTAGCTATAGAATTACTAACTATAGAATTTGTATTAGATACTACATCCCTACGTCTAGTTCTTCGTTCAGGTCTATCTCCTGACTCTTCAGCAAGTTCCTCACCAATCTCCTCTTCTTTAAATTCTTCTTCATATTCTTCTTCAAACTCTTCTTCCGTTTCTCCAAGCTCTTCTCTCTCCTCAATCTCTTCTTCAAAGTCTTCAAACTGTTCTTCGTACTCTTCTCTGTCTATCTCATCCTCAAAGTCAAAATGCTCATCCATATGTTGAGCAAACTCTACAAACTCTTCTTCTGTAACTCTTACTTCAGGCAATTCATCTAAAGGTATTAGTATATCTACAAAAGTTAATGATCCTTCTGTACTATTATCCAGAGTAGAATCCCCAAAATCAAATATATCAAAACTATCAAAAGTGTCTTCATATTCTTCTACATTCCTGCTATCATATTCCATATAACCAATGCTAGCAATATCATCGTAGAAATCACCAGTATCACTCCTGCCATCATCACTCGTAGAAAAAACGAATGTTCCTGTATAAAGCTCTTCATCATTGAAACCATAAAAATCATCCTCATCATCATAACCTAACAGCATAGCATCAGAAACTCCTGAGCCCTGTAGGTAGTAGTCATCTTCTTCTATATCAAAACTTAAATCGTAAACATCACAGAGTTCACTGAAGTCAGAATCAACCAAACACTCAGAAGATAAGTTAGTAAAAGATTCGTCTATAACTGTGTCTGTAGTTAAAGACCAATCTTCTGTTCTATTAAAAGCTGTTGAATTAGTGTCTTCATATCTTAAGTAAGTCACAGCCTCATTGTTACCTTGCAAGCCTATAGTTATGTCGTGGTTTGATACATTTATCTTATCATACCTAAACTCTATAACATTTGTCGTTTCGTACAAGATAGCTTCAAAAGAATTTTTGTTAGAGTTGTTATACTCTCTTGCATTATACCATCCGATTACAAAGTATTGATCTGTATCAGATGTATTACCAAAGGTCTTGATGTAGGGATTTTGTGTGCCATTGTTAATTAAATCGGTCCAAAGAGGGTATACTGTGTAATTGAAGGAGGTAGCAGGTATTACTTCTGATAAGTAGTTTCTTTGTCTAGGGACAGAGAAGTTGTTCTGGAAGGTAAAGAAACCATTCATAGATATGTTTACATCATCAAACGTAGAACCATAAAACTCAAAGTCAAAGCCAAGAGATTTCATCCCAGACATTTGATCGTCACCAAGGTTTAGGGCAGTACCAGTGCTTTGTATGTTAAGAAGGGGGTCACTGCCTACAGTAAATGTAGGTGTGTTTGCATATACGGTACTACCCAGTAGGAAGATTAATGTTAAGAGTCTGTACATATCTTATGTGTAGGATATTTTTTACAGAACTTTGGTTTAGTGTAGGCTTTAAATTCGTGTGTGGCAAGTTCTTTTTTTACGTCTTCCCAGTCAGGTCTTTCTTCTGGGTTCTGTTCCCAAGCAATACGTGCCTCTTCACCTATCTTGCCTTTATATGGGCAGGGTGTGCCTGCTTGCATCATCGATCTCCACACGCCAGGATTTTCACAAAGTAATGCTACAGCAGCTACCTTCATTCCCATGTCATAAAGAGCCTTAGAATTTTTTAATCTTTCGCAGTTTTCGTCTCGTACACTTCTACCAGTCGATACACCAAAGAACTGAGTCTGAACTGCTGAACTAGCTCCTGTGGTGCACAGGTCTTGGGAATATGACATTATCGAAGGAGCTATGGCGGAGGGAGGAGCAGTTTTAATTCTTTGTGTTACCTTCTGTGTAGAGCTATTCTCAGATACACTAGTGTTATTATTATTGTTTATGTTGGTATTTTGATTTGTATTTGTATTTACATTTTCTGTAGTTACAGAAGAAGTGCTAGTAGAGTTATTAGTGTTTAAGTTAGTGCTGTTATTTGTATTTAGGTTTGTATTGCTTGCTGTCGAGCTACTAGTTATAGCACTAGTAGTATTGTTTGTTACGTTTTGTGTTTGAGTAATGTCAGATGTTACATTGCTTGTACTAGTTGTAGTATTGTTGTTGGTAGCAGTTGTAGTTATGGTGCTAGTATTTACATTGT